GCTGGCGATACAGCCAATGGTGCTGCGATGACCTGCGCCAACTATCATCAGCCACCGGCGACCATGACTGGGCTGCTCTCGTTGCCCAACGGCATGATGGCCGGGTTCGCCGGGAACGAGCTTTGCCTGTCCGAGCCGTGGTTCCCGCACGCATGGCCATCCGGCTACCGGCAAACGACCGATTACCAGATTGTCGGGATAGGGGCTTTCGGCACCACCATTGTCATCGGCACGACCGGCACGCCGTATCTCGTCGGCGGTTCGAGTCCGGACGGGATGAGCATGGAGCAGATCGCCAACATCTGGCCGTGTCTGGCCAAGCGCGGGATGGTGTCTGGAGAAGGCGGGGTGATGTACCCGACTACCGGTGGGCT